TGCTAATTCCGAGACCACACATCCTAGACCCCGCTGTCTTGGATGAGGTGTACGCACGGCAGCACCGGCCCAGCCAACGGCGCATTTTGGCACAAGCCGAGACAGAACGCCCCCGACGCATTGCTAAGAGCTTCATGAAACGTGAAGCTTACGCGGATGTGAAGGACCCCAGACCCATCACTACGATAAACGGGTCGGACAAGCGAGACTACTCCATGTTCATCTACCCCATCAGCGACATCCTTAAAACGACGCGCTGGTACGCCTTCGGGAAGACCCCACGCGAGATATCACTCCGCGTATGCGAGGTACTTTCCAATGCGCGCACCGCCATCAACACGGATTTCAGCCGCTTCGATGGACGGGTATCGATGATCCTTCGGACGCTAGAACGCAAAGTCCTGACCCGCGCGTACAAGCGCGCGTACCTAGGTGAGCTTCTGGACCTCCACCGCTCTCAGCACAACTTGCGCGGCATTGGCAGGCACGGCACCCGCTACACTTCGGCTGCAGCCAGACTATCTGGTAGTCCGGAGACCGCATGCTTCAACTCGATCGACAACGCCTTCGTTTCGTACGTCACACTACGTTCGGAACCGTTCGAGGGAGGGAGGCGCACACCCAAGCAGGCTTGGGACGCGCTGGGCATCTACGGTGGAGACGACGGGCTCACTCCCGACGTCTCACCCGAGGAGGCCACCCGATCATCTACCATGGTTGGGCTGGTCCTCGAATGCGACCAAGTGAAGAGAGGACACTTCGGTGTCACGTTCCTATCCCGGATCTACGGACCCGATGTATGGTTCGGTGACCCCAACTCATGCTGCGACCTACCGCGGCAACTCACGAAATACCACGTCACGGTTAATCTACCAGGCCACGTCACTGCCCTGGAAAAGCACCGTGAGAAAGCAAGGTCATTCCACCTCACCGACCGCAACACTCCTGTCATCGGGCCCCTGGTCCGGAAGACAGTCGAGATCTTCGGTGAGGTAGGGATCACGGACAAGACGCAGGGAATGCGCAAGTGGGACTCGGAGGGGGATGTCAGTGTGCAATACCCCAACGAGGCTCAGGAGTGGATGGATGACTACGCAGTCAACTCCCTGGCGAAGTACTCGTTCGACTTCGAGATGTTCGACAGCTGGATCGCGGGCGCCAACGCCCACACCATCCTTTCCCCCCCG